GAAGGAGGATGCACCCCGGACGAAGCGTTCAAGCAGGCGCGCCTCGTGTGCCCGTGCTGCGGCGATATGATCGAGGACAAGTTCCGGCCCTGGATGAATGCCCGGGGCGTTGCGGTCGCGCCAGGCGAGTCGATCGCCAAGGGCGGCAAGATCGAGGGCACGGCCGACACGGCCGGCTTTACGCACTTCTCGTTTTGGGTTTCCGGCCTGTGCTCGTTCGCGGTGAAAAAGTCTTACGGCTTCCTCGCGAAAAAGCTGCTCGCCGCCCTGCGCGCTGGCGACCCGGCCAAGCTGCTGGCCGTCTACAACACCGGATTCGGCGAGGTATACGCCGAGGCCGGCGACGTGCCGAGCTGGGAAGAACTGCGCGCGCTGTGCTGGGGTTACAAGGCGGGCGAGCTGCTGCTCGAGCCGCTGCGGATCTATTGCACCGTCGACGTCCAGAAAAACCGGCTCGTCTACGTGGTGCGCGCCTGGTTCCCCGGCCTCGGCTCGATGCTCCTGGAGCATGGCGAGCTGTGGGGCGAGACGGATCAGGACGCCGTATGGGATCAGCTCTCGGAGCTGATCGACACCGAATACGGCGAGCACGGCATCAGCCTGACCGGCATCGACATCGGTTACCGCGACGACAAGGTTTACACGTTCATCAACCTGCACAAGGGGCGAGCGATCGCCCTGCGCGGCCGGGAGAAGCTCGACAAACCGTTCCGAAAGGAAGTGGTCGAGGTCAACAAACAGGGCAAGACGCGCAAGCGCGGCGACGCCCGGTGGGCCTTCGATTCACCCCTCGCGAAACGCTGGGTGCATAGCCGTTTCGGCCGGCCTGACAACCGCGCGGGCTGGTGGCTGCTGCATCAGCAGGTCACCGACGACTATTGCAAACAACTGGTCGGCGAGGAGTGGCACGAGTCCGACGGCACGTTCCACCAGGTCGGCGAAAACCATTACCTCGACTGCGAGGCGATGCAGTACATCCTCGCGCTACGGGACAAGCTGCACAAGCGCAACACCGGCGCGCTGACGCGTGCCGAGCTGCTGCAGCAAGTGCGCCCCGAAGCGGCCCCCGCTTCCCTGCCGGCCCCCGCTGCTGCGGATCCTGAGCCAGCCCCCGAACCCTCCGAGACGCCCGACGAGGCGCCCCCGCCGAAGCCTGCGCCGCGTGCGCGTCGTGAAGACGCGCCCAAGGCCAAGGCGCGCGCGGGCCGCTTCAAGGTGATTCGCAAATCACGATAGGTCCCCAATGGAACCGACAACCCTACACGCCGGCGACTCCGTGTCCTGGGAGCGCTTCGAGCCCGGTTATCCGGCTAGTGCAGGCTGGTCCCTGCGCTACGTCTTCACCGGCCCCGAGCGTCACCAGGTCGACGCCATCAGCGGCGCGCCGTATCGCGTCGAGCTGTCGGCCGGTACCACGGCCACATGGGCACCCGGGCTTTATCGCTGGGTCGCCTTGGCGCTCAGCAGCGGCGACGGGCGCGTGACGCTTGGGCAGGGGCGGCTCGAAGTTTCCCCGAACCTGGAAACGGCCGACCCGCTCGACGCCAGGACGCACGCCGAGCGAATGCTCGACCTGGTCGAAGCGGCGCTCGAGAAGCGCATCCCGAAGGACCAACAAAGCTACGAGATCGACGGCCAGCGGCTCGACCGGATCCCGATCGAGCGGCTCAACACCTTGCGCCTGCAGTACCGGCGCGAGATCCAGCGCGCCCGAAGCAACCGCTGGCCGCTGGGTCGTCCGATCCGGCGCATTCTGAGGTAACCCAATGAATCCGCTGAAATGGTTCGGCTTCGGGGGCAAGCGCTCCTCGCCGCCGCCGAGCGAACGCCGCGAGCCTACGGTTCGCAGTCGTTCGTTCAAGATGGCGGGCGGTGGTGGCCTCTCTGCCGCCTGGACGCGCCGCTCAACCAATGCCGACGCGAATCAGGCGATATTCGGCGATCACGAGACGCTAAGGCAGCGCGCCCGCGAGCAGTCGGTCAACACGGCCACGCTCAAGCGCTTCTATCGCCTGCTGCGGCAGAACGTCGTCGGCCCCTACGGCATCCGCCTGCAGTCGAAGGCGGTGCTGCCTGACGGGCTTCCGGATCGCATCACGCGCCGGCTGATCGAGAAGGAATGGCAAAAGTTCTGCAAAAAGGGACAGTTCGACGTCACGACGCGTTACTCGTTCGTGACGTTCATGTGGCTGTGGATCGAGACGCTCGCCCGCGACGGCGAGGTGCTGGTCCGCATCGTTCGCAACTGGTCGAACCGCTGGGGCTTCGCCCTGCAGATCATCGAGGCCGACCGCCTTGACCTGACGCTGAACACCCTGCTCGACAACGGCAACCGAATCCGCATGGGCGTCGAGCTCGACGATTGGGAACGCCCGGTCGCCTATTGGCTGCTGCGCGATCACCCCGGCGACGTCATCCGCCGCGCCGAGGAGCGGTATGACCGCGTGCCGGCGAGCGAAATGATCCACACGTTCGACCCGTGGCGCCCGCATCAGTCGCGCGGCTTCACCTGGACGCACGCCTCGGCCCTGGACGTGCATCACCTGGACGAGTTCCGGCAGGCCGCCCTCGTGAAGGCGCGGATCTCCGCCTCGCTGACCGGGCACTACGTCCAGGACGCCGAGTGGCTGGATCCGCCCGACGAGGACGATGACCCGCCGATCGAGGAGGAGATCACCCCGGGCGAGGGCAAGCTGCTGCCCTACGGCGTGGACTTCAAGCAATTGAACACGCAAGGGCCTGGCAGCGATTACGCGGCCTTCGTGAAAGACGGCAACCGCAACGCGGCGGCCGGCCTGGGGCCGAGTTATCACCGCCTCGCGCATGACCTCGAGGGCGTCAGCTTCTCGAGCCTGCGCTCCGGCGAGCTGGACGAACGCGACTTCTACAAATGCGTCCAGGAGTTCGCGATCTCCGAGCTGCTCGAGCGCATCGGCGAGGAGTGGCTCAACTCCTCGATCCTCCGCAACGTGATCAAGATCGCCCCGCGCGACCTGGAGCGCTCGACCGAGTTGGTCTGGCAGGCACGCGGCTGGGATTGGGTGGATCCGCTCAAGGACTCGAAAGCCGCCTCGGAAAGCATCGGCAACCGCACGAAATCCCGCTCCGAGTACATCCGCGCCAACGGCGACGACCCCGACGAAGTGTTCGCGGAAATCGCAGCCGAGGAGGAGCAACTCCGAAAGCTCGGCTTGGCGCCTATCCACAAACCATCGAACGAGGATCCGCCGGATGACAAAGCCGACGACGCCCCCGACGACGACTAGCGCCCCGCTGCCGGTCCTGCGGACGCTCCAGTCCGCGCCAGTTATGCGCGCGCTCGGCGTCGACCTTTCAACCCTCGACCAGGAAAAGCGCACGGTCGAGATCGCCGTCTCGAGTGAGTACCCCGTCAAGCAGTGGTTCGGCATGGAAGTGCTCGACCACACCGACGCGGCGATCGACCTCGAGCGCATGCGCTCCGGCGCGCCGGTGCTGATCCAGCACGACCGGCATTCGGCCTGGTCGCAGGTCGGCGTCGTCGAGGAGGTATGGCTCGCCGCCGATCGCAAGTTGCGCGCGCGGATCCGCTTCTCGAAAGGCGAGGAGGGCGAGCGGATCTTCGTCGACGTCGCCGACGGCATCCGCCAGAACGTCTCGGTCGGTTACATCCCGCTCGAAATGGTCCTGGAGCGCAGCGAAAACGGCCTCGATCACTACCGCGTCACCCGATGGCAGCCGTTCGAGGTTTCCATCATTTCCGTGCCCGCTGACCCGACCGTCGGGGTAGGGCGTTCCCAAGCTGAAACCACGCACACCGTAATTGTTAGAGGTAGCACCATGCCCCAAGAAAACACCCCGGCGGAACCGACCACCGTCATCCGTCAACCTGCATCAACTGCAGGCGATCCGCTGACCGCCGAGCGTGCCCGTGTTGCGGACATCCTCGCCATGGGTGATCGCTTCGGTCAGCGCGACCTCGCGAACGAGGCCATCACGCAGGGTCACAGCGCAGACCAGTTCACCCGCACGCTCCTGGAACGGCAAGGCCCCTCGGCGCCAAAGCCCCTCACGCCGGCTTCCCCGCAGGCGAGCGCCCGCGACCTTCCCGGCTTTACGACCGACGTTTCGGCCCGTGGATTGGGCTTGACTGATAAGGAAATGGGCGAATTCTCGCTGATGCGCGCCATCGAGGCCGCAGCCAGCAAGGATTGGTCGAAAGCTGGTCTGGAGCGCCAGGTAAGCAACGCACTGGCCGACGTACTGAAAAAGGAGGCGCGCGGTTTTTACGTGCCGCATGACCTGATCATGCGCGGCATGAGCAAGGGCGATCCGGCCAAGGGTGGCGCCCTGGTGACCACCGATCTTCGCCTCGATCAGTTCGTCGACATCATGCGCAATCGCACCGTTATGGCATTGCTGGGCATGCGTATGCTCGGCGGCCTCGTCGGCGACCTGGATCTGCCGAAGAAAATCAGCGGTTCCAATTTCTCCTGGCTGGGCGAGGGCGAGGACAGCAAGCTCAGCGATTTTGACCTGACCACCCTGCCGATGTCGCCGAAGACAATCGCTGGCGGTATCCCGGTTACTCGTCGCCTGCGCAAGCAGTCTGCGAAGTCGATTGAAGCGCTGATTATTGACGACCTGGTCGAAGGTCTGGGCGTTGCGATCGATTACGGCATCCTGCACGGATCTGGCAGCGAAAACCAGCCGCTCGGCCTGCTGAATCAGCAGGGTATTCCGGCCATCGAGTTCGACGGCCCCGGCCTGACCCATGGCAAGGCCGTGGACATGCGGACGAAGGTCGCCACCTTCAACGCTGCAAAGGGCGCCTTGGCGTATCTGACCAGTGTTACGCAGTCGGGCCTCGCGCAGCAGACTGAGAAGTTCCCTGGCACCGTGGGGCGCACCGTCTGGGAAGACGGCAAGGTAAACGGCTACCGCGCCGAAGACACGAACCAGATGCCCGACGACCTGTGGTTGTTCGGTGACTTCTCGCAGCTCGTGCTCGGTATGTGGGGCGTGATGGATCTCAAAGTCGATGACGCCACCCTGGCGGCCAGCGACGGCTTGGTTCTGCGCGTGTTCCAGGACGTCGACACGGCGCTCCGGAATAAGTCCTCGTTCTGCGTGGCGCGCAAGAAAGCCGCGTAAAAACCTGAATGCGGGCAGGTGGAGGGGGCTCGGCCCCCTTTTTTAATGCCCCATAAACACGGGAATATCCCAATGAATCACGCAATCACTACAGCTTTCGTCGTGCTGCTGACCGACTTGCTATTGCACGGCGATTGGATCAACGAAGGCACCACGCTTGAGGTCGACAAGTCGCTGCGCAATGACTGGAAAGGCTCCGGCTTGTGCCGCGACGCGACCGAAGCGGAAATCGAGACGTATCGAGGCGAGCAGGGCGAGGCGGATGATCTGCTCGACGACGTAGACGGCCTGGCCGGCCAGAAGCGCGCCCTCGAGCTCGAGCTCGAGAAGTTGCAGGGCCGCAAAACCGAGCTCGCCGGGGACCTGCAGGCGCTCGAGTCCGACGTCGCCGACCTGGGCAAGCAGAAAGAGGCCCTCGGCGCCGAGGTCAAGAAGCTGGAAGCCGCCAAGGCTGCAGCCGAGAAGCCGGCAACGGCGGCTAAGCCGAAGTGATCGGCGAGGACGACCTCGAGGCGATGTTCGATCCGGAAGAGTTCGGGCTCCGGCTCGTGCTGATCGAGGCCGGCAAGCCGGCGCGCGAGGTGCTCGGCATGCAGAACCCGCGTGATCGATCCGGGCCGCTGTACCGCTCCGGCATCGATCCCAACGCGGCAAACCTTCGCGTGCGTCCCGACCAGGTGAAAGTCCAGGTCGCGACCCGCGACGTGCCCGAGCTGTACCGGGCGCAGCGCCTCGAGATCGACGGCGTCGCCTGGTCGATCGCCAACGTCGAGCCGCTCGGCCGGATCCGCTCGCTGATGAGCCTCGTGCCCTACGGGGCGCGGGAATCCAAGCCGGAGCGCGGGAAATGGCAGGCTACGAACTAAACCTGCAGGCGGACGGCTGGGCCAGCGTCGAGGAGCTCCTCCGGGACGCACCGCGAAAGCTGGACATTGCCGCCGCTCGCGCCCTGCGGAAAACCGCGCAATGGCTGCGCACGCACAGCACGCGGGAGATCGCCCGCGAGCTGCGCATCACGCAAAGCCCGGTTCGGCATCGCTACATCATCAACACCAGGTCGACCGCGAACGAGGTCAAGTTGTGGGTAGGCCTGAACCCGATCAGCGTGCATTACCTGGGCACGCCGCAGCAGACGCCGACCGGCGTCAAGGTCGGGCATCGAGCCTACGACGACGCGTTTATCTCCCCCATGAAAACCCGGCATCGCCTCGTTTGGCGGCGCAAGGGACGCGAGCGCCTGCCAATCCAGCGCGTTACGGAAGATTGGGACGGCCCCGCCATGGACGTGCTGTCGCGCTGGGAAAAGCGCTCGATGGAGCGGTTCGCCGAACTGTTCGAGCAAGAGGCCCGTTATGTCCTCAGTCAATAAGGTTTTCCGGCCGCTGGACAAGCTGTCGGATCTGTTTTTCGCGATCGGTGACGCCATCCATGCCGCTGGCCTGGGCGTCAGCGTGGCGAATTACGAGGAGTGGGACGGTTTCGTCGGCGACGCGACCGTGCTGATCGAGCTCGAGCGCACGTCGACGAGCGAGCGGCAGAACGACGGGCGTTACGCCCATAGCGTGAGCGTGACCCTGCATGCAGTGGTCGCCCGATCGCGCAAATTTGCAGCGCTCGAGGCGGGCAACCTGGCCACATGCCTCGAGCGCTTGGCGGATCTCAACCGCTGGGGCTTCCGTGGCCTGAACTGCGAGGTGCCGTGCGACCTGCACAGCGGCCCGTCGATGTTCCAGAAGGGCGACGACGGTTATGACGCCTGGGGCGTGACGTTCCGCCAGGTGATTACGCCCGGCCTGCCAGTCGAGGAGCCACGCATCACCGGCATGCCGCTGGTCTCGTGGCGGCTCGACGATGATTCGCCCCGCACCGAGGACGAGTTCGTACCGCTCGAGGGGGCGTAATGTTCGACGCATACCTGCGCATCGCCCTGGCGCCGATCCTCGATCGGCTCCTCGAGCTCGAGACCGAAATCGACGAGCTGCAGCGCCGCGCCGAGGGGCAGGCCCGCCTCGGTACCGTGGCCAGCGTCGACACTGTCGCCGGCACATGCACGGTCAGCCACGGCGAGCTGACTTCGCCGCCGGTGAAGTACTTCAACCCGGCCGCCGGTGAAGTCAATGAAACCCGTCACCCCTCGGTCGACGAGCAATGCCTGCTGATCAACTATGGCGGCGGCGATGGCAGCGCGCAGTCGGTCGCCTTGTGCGGCCTGCCGCGCGACTCGTTCCCGCTGGCCTCGACCGCGCCCGAGCTGGTCCGCCGCACATATCCGGACGGCACCGAAAGCAGCTATGACCACGCCGCGCACGCCTTCAACTGGCAGAACGGCCCGCTGTCGGTGAAGGCTGACCGCGAGGGTGTGGTCGTGATGCTGGGCGCGGTGGGCTTCAAGGTCACCGCCGCCGGCTTCTCGCACATCGGCGGCGCTGTCGACCACGACGGCAAGAACATCGGCAAGGATCACCAGCACCTGAGTTCGGGCGGGCCGAGCATCGGCGGGGTACCAGCATGATCGGAATCGACCGCGACACGGGCGCCACGCTCGACGATTGGCCGCAGTTCGTCCAGCGCGCGACCCGCGCCCTGACGACGCCACTCGGCACGCGGCAAAAGCGGCCGCTGTATGGGTGCCGCCTGCCGACGCGCCTTGCCAAGAACATGGGCGACGGCCTGCTGATCCTCGCGCAGGGCGACGCCATCGACGCCTTTTACAACCAGGCCAACGGCATCAGCGACTTCAAGCCGGAGACGGTCATCGCGACCCGTGAGGGCGCCGGGCTACGCCTGCGCCTGGTCGGTACCTGGAAAAACCGAAAAATGTCGTTCGAGGTGGTCACGTGAGCACGATGCTTATTCCCGGGCTCAACCAACTGGCCGAGCCGGAGATCGTCCAGGTCGAGCAGTTCGAGACGCTGCTCGAGGAGTTCAAGTCCGAAACGCTGGCCTACATCCAGGAGCGCGACCCGGAGAAGGCCGCGTGCGTCGCCGAGTCGCTCGAGAACGACGGCGAGCTGCTGTCGCTGCTGCTGCAGGCCATGACCGTGCGCCTGCAGACGCACGAACGGCGCTATAACGCGCGAATCAAGCAAATGCTCGCCTGGTGGGCCGAGGGCTCGAGCCTCGACGCGCGCCTCGCTGACATGGGCCTCGAGCGCCGCGTCATCAGCCCGGGCAACCCGAACGCCTTCCCGCCGGTGCCGGCCGAGGAGGAGTCCGACGCCGACGCGCGGATCCGCTATTACCTGGCCCCGCATGCGCCGGCCGCCGGTTCCCGCCTGCAGTACCGGCGCGAGGCGATGACCCTCGGCGAGCGCGCGACGGTGACCGTCGAGGCGCCTGCCGCGAACCAGGTGGTCGTCACCTACACGTTCGGCGGCGACAGCATGGCGGCCAAGGTGAAAGACGCCAACGGCCGCCAGACGGCCCCGGGGCGAGTCGCTGTCACGGTGCTGGCCCGCGCGGGCGACGGCACCCCGCCGGCGGATCTGCTCGAGGCGGTTCGCCGGCACTTCGCCCGCGATGACGTCCGACCCGAGACGGATCTCGTAACCGTCCAGGCCGCCGAAATCGTTCGGTACCGGATCCGCGCGGTCGTCTACATCAACAACGGCCCCGACGCCGCGCTGACGAAGGGCCAGGCCGAGGCCGCGCTCGCTTCCTACGCGTCCGCTCGACACATCCTCGAGGGCTACGTCGACCCGAGCCGGATCGACTACGTGCTGCACGCTGCAGGCGCCGAGCGCCTCGAGCTGCTCGAGCCGCTGGCCCCAATCGAATGCACAGCCAGCCAGGCGCCCTATTGTGAGGGCGTCGAGATCGAGGTCCGGACGCTATGAGTGACGACGCCCCGCGGCTGAGCGTGCTGCCGCCTAATCACTCGCTGCTCGAGGCCGGGCTCGATCTGGCATTCGACAAGCTGCTCGAGCGGATCGCCCCGCCGTTCCCTGCGCTGATGGATCCGCAGGCCACGCCGGCCGAGTTCCTGCCGTACCTGGCCGCCGATCGCGGCGTCACCGACTGGAATCCGGCGGCGCCAGAAAGCGAACGCCGCGCCACCACGGCGCTGGCCTGGGCCATCAAGCGCCAGGCTGGCACCCGCCGCGCGCTGATCCATGCCGTCGAGTCGATGGAGCTCGCGGCGAAGGTCACGAG